TTTGTGAAGTGGTTCAGCTACATTATGATAACATTGATTGTTATAATGTTTATGAATAACTGGTTTGATGATGGCACAGGCAGTATGTTTATGCCAGATGAAATATATGAAGACCAGTATGACCCAAAGGGTCTTAACAAAAAGAAAGGAATATAAATGAAAGCATATCATAACAAAGGGTTTGGCATGGCATTTTTCGTGGTGTTCTTGCTGTTAATACCTCTGCCCATACTAGGACTGTGGGCAGTCGATGGTCAAGATTGGGTGGATAGGTTTACTACTAAATACTTTTCACCTTGGCAATCAGAGTGTTGGGAAACAGCCAAGCATGAACGAGTATGCAAGGGTGATAATCAATGCAAGTGGTTTAGGAACTTCTGTCATGAATGAGGGACAAGTATTATTATTAACAATGGGATGTGTTATTTTGATAACTCTTATAATGAATATCATAGCTTATGGGATAACAGGATGATAATAGAAACAGCATTTATGTGTATGGCTCTCAATATATATCACGAAGCTAATAATCAATCTATGCTAGGGCAGATAGCCGTAGGACAGGTTGTAATGAATAGGGTGGCAGACAGCCGTTTTCCAGACACAGTTTGCGAGGTGGTAAAGCAAGCTGTTACGCACAAGGGAACAAATAAACCTATACTTTTTCGCTGTAGCTTTAGTTGGTACTGCGATGGCAAGAAAGACGAACCAGAGTATGACAGCCATGCATGGTTTTTAGCACAGGATTATGCACGAATAGTTCTGTCTGGTAAAATAGTTCTGGATGTAACTGAGGGAGCAACCCATTATCATGCAACCTATGTGCGTCCATCTTGGGCAAAAACAAAAAAGAGAACGACTAGAATAGATAAACATATATTTTACAGATGGGAAAGGTAGGGTAGTTTATGAGATATGTACAGAAACGTAAATTAGCAGATGGTAAAACACATTACCGATTTAACCCACCACAAACTTTAGTTGATGAGGGAGTGGTAAAACGCAAAGAATTAGGTACAGATTTGCGTATAGTGAAGGTTGCTGCGAATCAGTTTAATGAAAAAATAAATGACTACAGATCGAGTCAAGAGAAAATTAGAAATATTAAAAGGGCAAGTACATTGTCAGATTTAATAGACAGCTACTATTTATCTAATGATTTCAATATGTTAAGAGATAGTTCTAAAGTCGATTATAAATATTTTTTAGAGATTTTGCGACAGACATCTGGGTCAAAAAAGTTTATGTCGGTTACAACTAGAGATGCAAAAAATGCATACGAGAGTTGGGTAAAGAGGGGAGTGACTTTGGCGAATCATATTTGCTCTTGTGCGTCTATTGTATTTAATTATGCTGTTCACATGGAGTACACTACGTTTAATCCTTACAAATCTGTGAAAAAACGTCTGCCAAAGAAGAGAAAGGTGGTCTGGACAGATGAAGAGGTGATAAAAATGCTTGACTTCTGTTATAGTGACTTCAAATATCGTAGTATTGGACTAATTGTGCAGATGGCATACGAGTGGTGTCAACGGATCGGTGATATGCGAGAGTTGAAATGGGAAAACTTGTTTTTAGATAGGTCGGAACTGTTTTTAGAGCAATCTAAACGTAGGTCGCAAGTGTTCTTGCCTATCTCTGAGGACTTGAACACCATGTTGAAGCAACAAAAGGAAGAGTTTGGCTTCCAACCCTATGTGTGTCCCAAAATAAAGCCTGTACAGGGCGTGTATGTGCCTTATGGGAAGTATGAGATAGGAATGTTGGCAAGGCGTGTCATGAGGAAGATAGGGCTGTCTGACGAACTACGACTTATGGACTTACGAAGGACAGGAGTTACACAAATGGTTGATGCAGGTGTAGATATCAGCCAGATTATGTCTGTTACAGGGCATACAAACATAAGTTCGGTACAGCCTTACATAAAAAATACATTCACAAGTGCAAACAATGCATTGACAAAAAGAACGAATCATGTTAAAAGCACTTTAAGTGCAGACAGTGAAAGTGATATAATATGATAAATGATATATACAGTTTAGTGTTACAGTTAGAGTTACGTGATGGAGAAACTAAGCGTATGGATTGTCCTAATTGTAATGGCTATAAAACTTTTACTGCCACTAACAATATGGGTAGTCTTGTATGGAATTGTTACAAGGCATCCTGTTCCGTATCTGGTGGAGTTCGTGTCCAGTTGACATCGGAAGATATTAAGAAGTCTCTGGGTTATGCTGTAAAAGAGTTGGACAATGCTGACTTTGTAATGCCAGAGTATGTTGTGCCGTACAGTGGACAGCGTGAGATTAATAGGTTCACAGAGAGGTTCGGTATTGATGAATGGGAATTACATTACGATGTAAAAGATAATCGTGCTGTCTTTCCGATTGTACACAATGGTATCATAGTTGACGCTATTGGTAGAAGTTTAAGAAATAGCTTGCCAAAGTGGAAAAAGTATGGTACAAGTGGGTTGCCGTTTTCTTATGGGTTAGGGAAAGTGGCAGTTGTGGTTGAGGATTGCGTGAGTGCTTGCGTGGTCGGTGGAGATGAATTTGTGGGTGTTGCTGTGTTGGGTACATCTCTTTCGGAAACACATAAAAAGTATTTATCGCAGTTCTCAACCGTTATCGTGGCACTAGACCCAGACGCATTGCCAAAAACTGTAGCATTTAGTAAAGAGTTAAGAGGTCATGTTGACAACGTAAAAATATTACGCTTGACAGATGATCTGAAGTACAGTAGAGAGATAGACATACACAATTTAAAAAGAATGGGAGACACAGCATGGAATTAAGTTTAGTTAGAAGTTTGATGGACAGGGCATTTTATGACGAGCATAGAGGTGCTAGATGCCCAGACAGATTATTCAGTAAAGATGTACGCAAGATTAAAAATGCGATTGACAAAGCGATGTACAACTACGAGAGAACCGTCACACCAGACGAGATTGAAGCGTTGTTCATGGCGAACAATCCTACACTAACAACTGCACAGAAAGGTGCATATGGAGATTTATTCAAACGGATTAAGAAAGAAAATCCTTTGGGTAATGATGTGGCACAGGAAGTCTTATCAAAGTTATTCCAACAAGTTGTGGGTGAAGATATTGCCAATCTAGGTTTCGATTATGTAAATGGTTCGCAAACAAGCCTTGAACCTTTGCGTAATATTCTTGAAAGCTATGGTGATGACTTCACACCCAATCTTAACGTAGAGTGGGATGATATGGATGTAGACACTTTGCTACAGAAAAACGATATGGAAGCCAGATGGTCTTTCAATATACCGTCCCTTACTAGGGTCGTTGAGGGTGTCAACGATGGACACCTTATCGAAGTGGGTGCTAGACCTAACACAGGTAAAACGTCTTTTCATGCGAGTTTGATTGCAGGAGTAAATGGTTTCGCAAGGCAGGGTGCTAAGTGTGTCGTGCTTTGCAATGAAGAGGGCAGTCACCGTGTGGGTCTACGCTACCTCACTTCAGCTACTGGTATGGACAAGTATCAGATAAAAGATAATCCTAGCAAAGCAAAAGAGTTGTATGCACCAATCCAAAAGAATGTCAAGCTACGTGACGCTACTGGCAAAGATATGTCTTGGGTTGAAAGTGTGTGCAAGTCTTATTCACCAGATGTCGTTGTTCTTGATATGGGTGACAAGTTTGCTAAGACACAAGGTTTCGCACGACAAGATGAAGCCTTGAAAGCTAATGCTGTCCATGCTCGTATGATTGCCAAACAACACAAGTGTGCCATATTCTATATGTCACAGTTGTCTGCTGAAGCAGAGGGCAAGGTTGTACTTAACCAAGCCATGATGGAAGGCAGTAGAACAGGTAAGGCAGCAGAAGCCGATTTGATGATTTTGATAGCAAAAGATGCACCTGTAAATAAGAAAGGTGCAGAGGATGACGGTGGTGAAGAAAGCACACTACGTCACATCAATGTTGTTAAGAATAAATTGTCTGGTTGGCATGGTCGGCTTGTCTGTGATTTAGATTATAAAACAGCGAGGTACACAGCATGATTTCACAAATACTATCATTCCTTTTTGGTAATCTTGACTCTAAAGATATCAAAAGAAAAGAAGAACTTAAAGAGACAGCACTAGAAATATCTAGAAACGCATTACGACAATATAATAAACAGAAAGATGGATATGTTTATGTAATATCCAATCCTGCATGGAAAGGGTGGTACAAGGTTGGTATGGCTGTTGATTCGCAGGATAGGTGTGGTAGTTATCAAACATCTAGTCCTCACAGAGATTACAGATTAGAATACAGCAAGTATTTTTTAAATCGTAAAGTGGCTGAAGAAATAGCACACGATGTTATAAGTGAGATTTCTCTTGACAGAAACGGAGAATGGTTTAAAGTAAGTGTCAATAAGATTCGTAAAATAATCAAGGGAATAGATTATGAAATTAGTGCTTGATGTAGAGAATACTGTAACCAAACGGAATGATAGGCTACACCTAGATCCTTTTGAAACCAATAACTCCCTTGTCATGATTGGAATGAAAAGTGAACTTGGTGAGCAGATAGTTACGTTTGACCACAGTGAAACAGAACCCACACCAGATGGGCAAAAGATTGTTCAAGATATGCTTGATAAGGCTACAGTTCTTGTATGCCACAACGTATCACACGATCTCCTCTGGTTGTGGGAGTCTGGTTTCAAGTATGATGGTATTGTTTTTGATACAATGTTGGGGGACTACGTTTTACAGCGAGGTCAAAAGCAAGCGTCATCACTTGAGATGTGTGCAGAGAGGTATGGACTAGAAACAAAGAAGCAAGATACATTAAAAGAATATTTCAAAAAAGGGTTCTCTGTTCGTGACATACCTCATGCCGAGTTATCTGAATATCTAGTGGCAGACTTACGTGCCACCGATGAACTATCGGATAAAATATTTGGTAGATTGTATGGTAAAGATAATGGTTTGATGAACACTGTTAGTCTTACAAACATGGTGGCTGTTTGTTTGTGTAATATATACAGGAATGGTTTTGCTGTTGACTATGTGGGACTAGAAGAGGTTAGACAAGAGTTTGAGAAAGAAAAGAGACAGCTTGTACAAGATTTAAATGCACAAGTTAGAGAACTCATGGGTGATGTTCCTATCAATCTGAATAGTCCAGAGCA